ACGCAAAACTATTTGACACTTAACGCCATTGACCATGTTGTTTGAAGACAACCATTCTTCCGCCGCTTCTTTAGAAGGTAATACACGGGCGGCTGTTTTGCGCCCATCCTTCATAACTGCATAGCTGTCTGGCTTGTTCCATCTTTCTTTAGGTGAGCAAACTGGCAGTTCAGTAGTTTTTTCAGCGTCTTGGTGGGCTTTAATCCGCTCCCTGACATACTGCGATTGTTCTTCTGGCGTCCATCTACGAATTGGTATCATAACCACCTGCTTGCGCGGGTAGCTGTCTGATTGCATAACTCTAAGCTTTGACCAATCTCTTAGTATAGCTAAGATCTGCAATGAATGAACTTCGTGCGTAACTTCTGGGCTATGCCTTACTAAATAATCTAATAAGTTTAGCTGTTGCTCCCATTCATCTTTACCGTTTGACAAAGCGTCTAGTGCAGACCAAGCGGAAGTAGTTTTAAAGTCTATTAGCTCACCATCTTTAGCGGTTAGATAATCAAACTGACCTGATAGCGTCCAGCCTTGAGTGTCATCATTCTTAACAAACAAACGCTGTTCTGCTAGATCGTCCTTACCTTTAGCCCGTTCAATAACATGGTGAACAGACTGACCAAGTAAACTAAAGATCCTATCGCCTACGTCATCTGTTAAAAGATCCCAGTTTCTTGCTTCCAAGACCCTTATTCGTGGTGGCGCAATAAGGCGAGTAACAGATATGTCACTGCCTGATGAATCGTATGGGTCATTTGTTACTGCGTTAACAATTGCCTGTGGTAAATTTAAGTTGTTAGTAATTTTCATATCATCCCCCTAATTAAAATGGCACATCGCCTAGATCTATATCGTCTGAAGCTGGCGCTTGGTCAGAAGAATTTACGTCCTCTTCAAGCTCTTTAGATTTCAGAATAATATTCCTGATACCCTCAGACAATAAATTAAAAGCTTCCCGCTTGTTTTCTTGCCAATCAGTAATAGAAAACACAACGCTGTCATTAAACTGTGGGGCTACAGGGCTATCTTTTGGCGCTGGTAAAACCGCCGCTACGCGAGGCTTGCCATTCTTCCCTTCCATTACGTTCAACATGCAAGGTTGCCCACACAAGGCGCTTATATCAAAGCCCTGTCGTTCTTTGTCTGTAAACGGGCGTCCACGCCAAGAACCAAGGTCATTGCCTAGATTAGATTTTTCGTGAAGTGACAAGGTGTAGAACTTGCTGATAGTCAGCGGCTCACCATTGCCATTAGTTTCTGTTGGCACTTCCCATATTAAAAGAACCTGCCTTTTCCAAGAAACATCCCCTTGGTATTCGTTATGTTGCGTACCAAGATCAATGACCTTGACGCAACGTGCCTTATGTACGCCTACTTCTACGTTTGGAAAACGACCTTCGCCGCCCATTCCTGTTGCCATAATACTCATAATTTTTCTCCATCTTTCTGATTTAATTTCAACTGTTAGTAAACACGGGGAAGGAAACCTACTGGAAGTTAGTTCACTAATGCGGCACGTTGGCAAAGCCTGTGGCGTAACAGTCCTCAACTGTCTTTAGTCCCTTCCCCGATTAGTAGAGTTTACCATAGTTAACCCCCATGTCAAGCAAAGTTGACAATAGTTAAGTCTGAGGGTAAGATAAAGTTTAGTTAACAAGGGGCAAAAGCATGTTAGATAATTATGAATTGGCTATTGAGCGTAGAGTAGAAATTGTTTCCCGATATGGGGGAAAGAATCTAAGCCGTATGCTGGGCATAAGCCACCCCGCCGTAAGCAAATGGCATGTAATACCGCCATATCGTGCTTTTCAGATTGCCAAGCTAGGTGATTACGAGGTAGAATACCTTAGACCTGATTTACAGATTGCCCCCTTACACGCGGGGTAGGTCACTACAACCATAAAATAAGGGCAATGGTTGAGATCTAGGCTAAAAATTGTGTGTACTTGTCTTTCTCCCCGACTGAGGGGGTGCTGGTTTCCTTATCCTAGCATCCCCTTATTTTTTTGGTGTTGTAGTTCAACGGTTAGAACACTGTTACAGCCTTTCGAATGAGGTTTGGTGTAACAGGTATGCGAGTTCAAGTCTTGCCAACACCACCAATCCCCATTGATAGCATTAGTATAGCAATGCCATAGCATAGCCATGCGCTTATTAATTTTAGCTACAGTTTTGCCAATGGCACAAACATACCCTTCTACTTCACCTTCACCTTCAGCTTCACCTGCATCTTCAAGCAAGATTAAGAGGGGGGAGCAACAGACTAAGTTGACAGGTTAACCAAAGTACAGTAACATTAAGTTTAGTTAATCGTGAGATAAGGACACAATTATGAGAAACAGCACAACAAACGAACAGTCACCAGCGTTTCAGTTCTACGCTAGCGATTGGATTAGTGACCCATCCCGTATGCGTATGACGTTAGAAGAACAGGGTGCGTATCTTTTACTTTACTGTCATTGCTGGCGTGGTTTCAAAGTGCCGTATGATTTTGAAATAATGTCAAAAATGTGCAACGTTACTGAAAACAAGATCAATAACATTTGGCCTAAGATTAGCCATTTGTTCCAAGAGGTGAAAACAAAAGACGCAACAACATTTTTGCTTTGCATACAGGCAGAAGAGGAACGCAAAGAACAGGCAGTTCACAGAGCAAGGCGTTCTGTGGCTGGCAAAAAGGGTGCGGAAGTTAGGTGGGGAACTAATGATAAAGTATAACCACCTTACCCATTACCATCAATTCATTGCGGCATTTGGTCACCGTCATAGTTTTCAGACTTTTTGCGATAAAGGTATTAACAGGTCATTAACTAGACAGTTTCATGGCACGTTAGAAGAACACTTTGAGGAACTTTCGGCATTAAACCGCAAAGGCGCAGGTGTATTCTTTACAGTGAATGAGACTAATGGTCTTGGAAGGACAACCAAGCATATTAAAAAGGTTCGCGCTGTCTTTATTGATTTGGACGGTACGCCTTTGCCTGATACGTTTGAACTAAAGCCGCACATTGTAGTTAACACAAGCGAAGGCAAGTACCATTGCTATTGGATGGTTGACGATATGCCTTTGCCTACCTTTAATTTATATCAGGAAGCGTTAGCTAAAAAGTACAATTCTGATCCTGTGGTTAAAGATTTACCGCGTGTCATGCGAGTTGCTGGCTTCTTTCACCATAAGAAAGCGCCTTATCCAATTAAGGTACACAGCCAAAAGGGACTTAGGTCACCTTATAAGATGGATGAAATTAGGGACGGTCTGAAGTTAGAAAGACCTACCAGAATTGTTGTAGACTACAAAGATTACAAGCCATCCACCTATCAGGGCAAGTACACTGGTACTTTGCGTTACGGTATGGGTAAGGGTGAACGCCATGAAAGATTGATTAAAATATTAGTGGCTATTCGCAAACGAGGTGAATCAATTGACTACGCAATGGGCGAGGCTATGGCTTTCGCCGCCTCATGTAACCCGCCCGAAAACGTTGCTGAAGTTCAGTTTCAGGTTCGAGACATTTGGAGTAGATACTAATGATACAGCTAAGAGAATACCAAGAACTAGCAATTGAGGCAGTACGCCATGAGTTTATGCGTGGCAAAAAGAAAGTTTTGTTAGTCGCGCCAACTGGCGCAGGTAAGACAGTTATTGCGTCTGCTATGATTAAGGCGTCTGCCGATAAGTCTAACCCTTCGTTGTTTGTGGCTCACAGAAGAGAACTTGTTAAGCAATGTTCGTCTAAGCTATCTGATTTTGGGATTAATCATGGCGTTGTTATGGCAGACTTTACGCCTAATAATTTGGCGTCTGTTCAAGTGGCGTCTGTTCAATCTTATCATGCTCGAAAAGATAACGAACACTTTTGGAAGCCCAAGGCTAAAGTTATCTTTCTGGATGAAGCCCATCGTTCTGCTTCTAAGACCTTTCAAGATTTAATAGCAGAATACCCTGACGCCTATGTTATAGGTTTGACCGCTACACCATGCCGCGCAGATGGTAAGGGGCTAGGAAACTATTACGATTCTTTAGTTAATTGTGGATCTATATCAGAATTGACTGAAAAAGGTTTCTTAACACCTGCCCGAATAATTGCCCCAAGTATGCCAGATCTAAAGGGCTTAAAGATGCAAGCGGGTGACTATGAAAAGCGTGGTTTAAATACCCGAATGAACCAGCCTAAACTTGTAGGTGATTTGGTTACCCATTGGGTAGAGCATGGCGAAAACCGCCCTACTGTAGTTTTTGCTACTAGCATTGCTCACAGTAAATTTATTGCAGGTATATTTAATGATAACGGAATAGCCGCAGGTCATATTGATGGTGAAATGGATGAAGTGTCTCGCGTTGAAGTTCTGCGAAAATTGCATGAAGGTGAGATAAAAGTTCTGTCTAATTGCATGGTCTTGACAGAAGGATGGGACGAACCAAAAGTTTCATGCGTTGTCATTGCAAGGCCAACTAAAAGTTACGGAATGTATTTGCAGATGGTAGGTAGGGCGTTGCGTCCTTTTACTGGTAAGGTTGATACGCTTATAATTGACCATAGTGGTTGCGTTTACGAGCATGGCTTTCCAGATGAAGCTCCTGAATGGGAATTGACCAGTTCAGAAGAGTTAGCTGTTCCCAAGAAAGAGCCTGAACCTATAGAAAAGCAACCATGTACCTGTTGCAACTGCCAAACTGTTTATAAACCAATGCGAGGTTTCCCTGAGTGTCCTAATTGCGGCAACATACCCACTAAGGGCGAGGAAGCCTTAAACATAAAGCAAGGCAGATTGGTTGAGGTTAAGCGCAAGGACAGAGAACCACCTTCACAAGACAAAGCAAACTTTTATGCACAGTTACTTAGCTACGCAATATCTAAAAAGTTTGCAAAAGGGTGGGCAGATCATACTTATAAGGCTAAATTTGGACACTTCCCGCACAATAAACAGGTGTACCCTATGCCTGTGGGCGTTGAAGTTACCAATTTCATAAAACATTTGGCTATTAAGAAGGCCAAGGGCAATAAATTCAATAAAGGTAAACAAGGGGGGCGAATGAATGACTGATAATGATGCTTTAGAAATGAAAATGCACCAAGTCAGAACAATTGGTGAAGAATACGCCAAGGCAAAAGCGCAAATGTGCTTGCTCGAACACGGGCGCAAGATATTGTTAGCAACCATTATGAAAGAAGTAATGTTGTTAGGTGGCAAAATGGAAACCGCCGCCGCTCAAGAACGTGAGGCTAGGGCAGATCAGAGATACATAGATCACATAACGGCTCTTTCAATTGCTGTAGGTAATGAAGCAAAATGGCAATGGGAAAAGAAAGTTGTTGAATTGAACTTTGAAACTTGGAAAACCAAAATGATAAACCAGACTGTAGAACGGAAAAGTTATGCCTAAAAGAAGAACCGCCGCTGAAAGTAGGCACATGGACGCAGTAGCCAGATTGGGGTGCGTTGTTTGCTATAAGATGGGCTATGAGGATTCCCCAGCGGAATTGCATCATATTAAAGAACAGACGGGGATGGGTCTAAGGTCTAGCAATTATGAAGTGATACCGCTTTGCCCTATGCACCACCGTAGTTCTGAAGCGGCTTATCATTCCAGCCCTGCTACCTTTACGAACAAGTGGGGAAGCCAAAGGTCTTTGTTAGAGTTTACGCTGGATCTGTTAGGCCAAAAAAAAGGAGGCTAAAAGCCCCCCAATTTCTTGTGTGTTGTAAGTTCTAAAGTAGCTGGATGTTTAGCCGCTTTAGTTCCAAGTGCGTTTTGATTTGCTCGACTATACCTTTAGCCGCAATCAATTCGTCATTACCGTTTACGCCAACTGCAATAGTTTCGTCTTTGTATGGCAAGCCTAGCATATGGCATACCCACTTTGACATATTGGTAGAGGTAATGCGGCAATCGCCTTCCTCAAAATTGCTGTCTTCAATCATCATTGTATAAAAAGCAATGTGCCGAAAATTACCGCTGTTAGATGTTCGCTTAGTTACTGCGAAAATTGTAGTGCCATCAGATATTAAAAGTGACCCTTTTGGGGTGCTGTCTGTGGCTTCGTGGTCAAGTTTATTAATCTTCATGTTTTTTCTCCATTGTGGCAGACGGATAAAGTGCCGTTACCGTGTTAAATAATACATTGTAATTTAGACCCCTACGCTTGTTGTAGGTGTTTAGTGCGTAGGCTAAGACTTCACGCGCCTGAAAGTCTTGCAAATCAGGTGCGACCTTATAAACGTCCTCAACGTCAAATGTGATTGTGACGCTTTCCCGCTCAGACCAGCGCATCATTGGTCTATGCCTTTTAACTTCGGCTGGCGGGGATCTGTGACAAGCGGTTGCCAAGTAATATCTGCTAGCTGGTAAGTGCCACCAAATTGAGATTGGTGCGCCTGACCTTTAGGCGTGATGGATGCAAGATCCTCAACGCTTAATTCCATGTACTTGCCCGCATATTCTATCACCAGCCCACCTAATTTAATGGCGCTGGAAATTTCATAATCACGAATTGAAACAAATTTGCCTTGCCATAATTTCCTTACTGTTTTGCGTTTCATTGTAGTTGCTCCCTTACGTTTATTATTGCGTGGTCAGTGAATCCGCCCACGTTCCAAGTTTTAATCTCACACATTGGTAAACCTTCGCTTCCAAGATAAGACTTTCCGTTTTTCCAATTGTAGATAGTGGCAACAACCAGATCATCAAAAACAACGTGCCATTCAACGTCTGTAGTCTGGTCACAACCCCAGCAAGAAGGGACGCCAAAAGCGTCAATCAATTGCTGGAACGTTGCCGAAACAGATCCCCGCAAACTTGTTCCATTAATATTTTCTGTCTTTTTCATTCTGAACCCCGATAAGTTAAAACCATCCAAACATAAAAGATGATAAAAGATAAAACCATGACCGCCATCCCAGCCCACGGGCTAACACCAACGTAAATAACCGCCCCAACGAAAAGGGCGGTCATTACAGTTATCCAAGCTAAAATTGCTATCATGGTTTCAAGAAGACCGCTGGAAGTCTAACGGATAGGTCACGGTCAAAAGCAGACTGAGGCAGTAAGCTTGCGTCCTTCCCTGCTAGCCACTTGTTAACGTGGCGGGTAGTTGTGCTAGACCACTTTTTAGATGTTTTAAAAGCCGCACCGCGAAACTTGGCGGCAACGGGTGTATCATATGAAAACAGGATTTCTAACCCGCTATCAAAAGAAGTTTGCACCATGTTAGATGCTAGGTTTTTAAGTTTCATGTTGTTTCTCCCTCTAGTTCTATCATTGCGTCATAACCAACAGACAAGGCTTCTAACGCGCTATCAATTCCGTAAACAGTAAAGCAATGGTAATCGACCCATTGCCCCCCTATTCCAGTTTGAAGGTTAAACGTTGCCGACTCATTCCAAGACAATCTAACGTGATCGCCTTGCGGTGTTTCCATTTCCCAAGTTTTCATTTTCATTGCCCCCTTAAAGGTCATAACGGTTGCGAGATTTAAAAGCGGATCTAAAGGCCATCCCAACGAGTTGAACGCCCACGATTAACATTCCAAGATATAAATACATTCCTTGAGGCGCTAAGTAGTAAAGCGCGACAAGAATGAAAACTGTGCCAGTGATTGCAGACAACAATTCTAGTGCTTTATCCATGATAAGACTCCGACATAATTGGTGTGTTAAAAAAAGCGTCAATCCAGTCAATAACTCCGTAGTCACTAACTTCATCCCCGCCATCATTGCCCAGCACGATAAACGCCCATGACTGTTTTGCTCCATCCTTGTCGAAGAAAAACATATGACTTTCATCTACGCCCTCGCAAGCTTCCACAACTGCCTTGATGTTTGTTGAGCGTTCCAAGACGAACTCACCGTCTGGATCGCCATCGTCAACAGAGATAGAATATCCCATTGTCTTAATAGCGTACTTGGCTATCTGATAATGTGCTTTCATTTTGCGTACTCCTTATACAGTCAACATTATTGTTAACTTGCGTTAATTATACATGCTTGCAGGATCTACGCAAGAAATACTTTTAAAATACCTTTTACCTTATATATAGAAACACTTTGACGGTTTGAAACATGTAGGTTAAAATGAGCAAATGTATCAGAAAACCCTTACAGATAAACAATCTGCTTTTGTCACGAACTTTAGTCAGACAGGTAACGCAACTCAGTCAGCTATTACCGCTGGCTATTCTCCAACCACTGCCGAACAGCAGGGCTACAATCTCAAACAATCTTTAAGCGCAGAGATTGACACGGCAACGCGCAAGTTAATGGGCGCAACTGTACCAATGGCAATTGAGAAACTACGGCGCTTGCTTGTGGATGATAAAACACCTGCCAGCGTTCAGCTTGGCGCAATCAATTCAATACTGGATCGCACGGGCTACCAAACAACGCACAAGGTTGAGGATGTAACCAACAGGCGTTCAGATGCAGAGTTGCAGGTAGAGCTTGAACACCTGATGACTGTCATCAAACAAGATGCACCTGCAATAGAACACAAGCCAACTGTTAACCTGCCAGATCCAAAGGGCGCGGGTCTAGTCAATTAAACAGATCCACTCATGTCAGTCACCTTCTACCGTATAGCGTAACACTTAGACTCTAGCCCCTCGCATCCCCTGCATCCCCTGCATCCCTGACATTATAACTGTACTCATTACCTCAAAGATAAAGGGTCAGCACACACACACGCCCAGCCTCGCACCTCTTAACCCAAGCGCCACGGTCTTGCTATTAATCAACAGCCCTCATGTCATTGCGCATGTATAAGGTGACACAATGAAACAGGCTCGACCCCCAGCGGCACAAGGCGGAACAGGTGGGCGCGTGGGAACAGGCGAGAAAAGATGTAAGCCCTTGAAACTGCACACTTTTAGACCCCCCCACCCCCCAAGCCGCCGCACCTGCCACTATATAATGCTTTCCTGTACACAGCGGGGGGAATATCTAAGTGTTAACCGTGGTTAATCTATTGAACTATAGTTAATGTTGGTGTAGTATGTACGGATAGTTTAATGCAGGAGTTATTATGGGTGACAAAGCTTGGAAGCAACGGGAACGTGATGTAGCTAAATTTTTTGGGGGGGAGCGAACACCTCTATCTGGGGGTAACGGCAAGATCACAAGGGCTGACGTTATACACGACAAGCTATTTGTAGAGTGTAAGTTGCGCGTAAAACATACTGCCGTAACCTTATGGGACGATACGGCTAAGATAGCTAAGACTGAAGGCAAGATACCTGTAATAGCTTTATGCGAAAAGAACAGGGCTGGTTTTTGGGTAATGGTACACTCTAGCGATTTAGAATCTGTCCTGAATGACGGATAATTTAGCAAGGGCAGTAGAGATTGCTAAAGAATTAGAACGGCGCAAGTTAACTAACCGCATGGCTGATTATAAGCCTTATGCCTACCAAGTTAAGTTTCACAACACAGCGGGACAACAAAGATTGCTTATGGCGGGTAACCGTATTGGCAAGTCTTTCTGTGGCGCAATGGAAATGGCTTTTCATCTAACGGGTCTGTACCCTGATTGGTGGGAAGGTAAAAAATTCGTTCGCCCTATACGGGCGTGGGCAGGTGGAGCGTCAAACGAAACAACCCGTGATATTTGCCAACGCGAATTAGTAGGGCAACCTGACGATCCAACAGCTAGGGGAACAGGGTCTATACCTTTAAGTTTGATTGGCGAAACTGTGCGTAAGGCTGGCGTACCTAACGCGATGAACAGTCTTGTTATTAAACATGTAACGGGCGGATGGTCACGCCTTGCTTTTAAAGCTTACGAAATGGGCCGTGAAAAGTGGATGGGAGAAAGCGTTGACGTTGTATGGCTGGATGAAGAACCACCTAGTCCTATTTATACACAGTCATTAACTCGTACTGCCGACAAAGGCGGAATAGTTTATATGACGTTTACCCCAGAAAGCGGTATGACCGAAACAGTAGCGCAGTTTGTAAACAACTTACGCAAAGGACAGGCGCTTATACAGGCAGGTTGGGATGACGCGCCTCATATGACGGCAGAGGTTCGAGAACAAATACTTTCAGCATTGCCACCCCACGAAAGAAAAATGAGAGAAAGAGGTATCCCTCAACTTGGCTCTGGTCTTGTTTTTCCTATTGCTGAAGAAGACATTGTTTGCGACCCTATAGAAATTCCTAACCATTGGCCTAGACTATGTGGCATTGATTTTGGGTGGAATCACCCGACAGCGGCAGTTTGGGCGGCATGGGACAGAGATACAGATACCGCATACATTTATGACGCTTACGCTATGTCGCAAGAAAGTGTGCCAATACATGCGTCTGCAATAAAAGCTAGAGGACAGTGGATTTCCTGCATTTGGCCTATGGATGGAAGGCAAGCTGACAAAGGATCTGGAAAAAGCTTAACTGAGCAATACAGAATAGAAGGCGTTAATATGACGCACGATCATTTTAGCAATCCCCCGCCACAAGGAGCTAAAGAAGGAAGCGGAGGAAACAGCGTAGAATCAGGTATTCAGGACATGTTGACTCGTTTTCAAACGAATAGATTGAAAATTTTTAAGAATAATGGTAAACTGCTAGAAGAAATGAGAATGTACCACAGAAAGGACGGTAAAATTGTCCCTATAAATGACGATGTAATTTCCGCAATGCGTTATTGTGTGTTATCACTTCGTAAAGCTAGGGTTAAAAACTACCAACCTACACAGGTAACTTCTGATAGTGAATTTAACATGTTTTAAGGAGACACATAATGGGTGCAATAGTAAGAGCAGTTTCAAGGGTATTTAGTGGGCCAAAAGCCGCCCCCGCCCCCGTAGCGGTAACGCCTCAAACCACCGTTGCTAAAACAGCAAAAAGTACAAAATCGGCTGGCATGGGCGCTGGAAAAACAAAAAGCAGTTATGGAGGCGGCACTATTCTAGGGTCTGCCCAAGGTGACGAAACAGAAGCTAATACTAATAAAACAGTATTAGGTGGCGGCACAGCAAAACCTACTGAGTCAGTCAAAAAGAAAAAGCCTTTAAAAGAGACATCTGGTGGATCTTACTAAAAATGATCGAAGTTTTTTCACAAGGTACAGATAAAGGTAAGAAAGAAGCCTATTCGTGGTTGCGACCAAGAGCTTATTTAGGCCCGTACCACGATGACTTTTCTTACATTACCTTTAAGGAAGAAGAGAAAATTTTAGCTGTTCTTTTGTTTTCTGACTATGACGGGCATAATATTTTTGTCCATCTTGCTATAGAAGATCCGCGTGTTTGCCAAAGGCGATATATCAAATTAATGTTTGAGTATTGTTTTTTGCAAGCCAAATGCGAAAGAATGACAGCAACTTGTGTAAATGGGTATGAACGAAACGAAAAATTATTAGCCAAAACTGGATTCGTCAAAGAGGGTGTAATTAGAAGCATGATGAAAACTGCCAATGGTCATGTGGATGCCGCACTTTATGGTATGTTAAAGGGAGAATGTAGATGGGTATGAAATCATCACCTCAAATGCCACCGCCAGTAGACACGGCTATTACAGAAAAAACAGATAAAGCTGAAGCGGCATTGGAAAAAGAGAAAAAACGCCTACTTGATGGAAAGTCAAAAGGCATGGCTGGAACTATTTTAACAAGCGGTATGGGCGTAGAAGAAGAAGCTAATACAGGCACTTCATTGTTAGGAGGCACGTTAGAGTAATGGCTGAATTTGATTATGTAAAAAAACGTGTTGCGGCTATGGCGGCAGACCGTGGTACTTGGGAAGACAATTGGCAAGAAATACTTGATTATGTCATGCCTAGAAAAGCTGACATTACCTTTACTCGCTCAAAAGGCGATAAAAGAACTGAGGTCTTGTATGACAGTACAGCGATTACTGCCAACACACTTTTAGCGGCTTCTTTGCAAGGCACTTTAACGTCACCTTCCTTACCTTGGTTTAGCATGAAAATGCGTAATCGTGATTTAAACGAAAGCCAAGACACTCAAGTTTGGTTAGAAGATTGCGGTAGGCGTATGTATGACGCCTTTAACGATAGCAACTTTAATACAGAAGTGCATGAAATGTATTTAGACTTAACGTCTATTGGTACAGGCGCTATTTTTGTAGAAGAAGACGCAAAAGGATTTATGGATGGCGGGTTGCACTTTAACACGCTTCATATTTCTGAGTATTACATTCAAGAAGACAATAAAGGCAAAGTAGATACTCTTTATCGAAAGTATAAATTATCAGCTAGGCAAGCAGTTCAAGAATTTGGTGAAAACATGGTTGGGCCAAAGATACTAGAAGCCGCCCGTGACAAGCCAGAAAAACAGTTTGTATTTATTCACGCAGTAGAGCCAACAAAGGACTATGAACGTGCCACAGGAAAACGATCCAAAACAAAACTTCCCATACATTCGTGTCATGTCTGCGAAGAAGACAAAATGGTTGTTCGCAGGGGTGGATACAACGAATTTCCGTACCTTGTCCCACGATGGAGTAAAGCAACTGGAGAAATTTTTGGAAGAAGCCCGTCATATAATGCCCTGCCAGACATTAGAACAATCAACAAAGCAGTAGAAATTGGTTTAAAAGCTTGGGCAAAAGCAATTGACCCACCTCTTTTAGTTACTGATGATGGAGTAGTAGGTAGGATTCGTACCACACCAGCGGGTATTACTGTAGTTAGACAGCAAGACAGCATTAGACCTTTGCCTATTGGGACTAACTGGCAAATTACAGACATGAAAGAAGGCCAATTAAGAACAGCTATTAGGCAAGCTTTCTATTCTGACCAGTTACAATTGGCTGATGGCCCTCAAATGACTGCAACAGAAGTGCAAGTTCGCTATGAATTGATGCAAAGACTATTAGGGCCAACACTAGGGCGTTTCCAATCTGAATTTTTGAACCCTTTGATTGAACGTGTATTTGGAATTATGTACAGGGCTGAAGCTTTGTTAAAAGAACCTGATACCGTAGAGGGTACGCAAATGGATATTGAGTATGTTGGGCCTTTAGCTAGGTCACAGCGTATGGAAGAAGGCGTGGCAATAGAGCGTTTGTACCAAATGCTAGGACAGGTTGCTCAATTTGACCCCTCAGTAATGGATAATATTAACCATGATTCGGCAGTTCGTCTTAGAGCAGAACTATTGGGTGTTCCAAAATCCATCTTGCGCGATGCAGACGAAATTGAAGAAGGCAGACAGGCTAGGGCGGCACAACAGCAAGCACAACAAGAAGCTGAAATGGCTCAACAACAAGCGGCGGCAACAAATCAGGAATCTCAAGCGGCACAGAATATGGCCGATCCAGCGGTTCAAGACATGATGCAACAGTCGGCTGAAGAAATGGGAATGGGTGACGCTAATGCCGTATAACCAAGACATTGACCAATTAAGAAACGATTACAGAGCAACGTTCTGTGACAGTGACGAAGGGGCGAGGGTCTTGCAAGATTTGCTTAACGCTTATTATAGCCGTAGCAGTTTTGATCCCGACCCTTATAAGACCGCCTTTCACGAAGGCGAAAGATCAGTAATCATTAGGCTGATTAATCTAATGAAGGAAACCAAGGAGTAAACATGTCAGAAGAAATGACCACACCAGAACAGGTAACCCCAACAGAATCATCAACACTTATGGGGTCTGTAGAAGGCAGTGATAATCAAGCACAAGATTGGAAGTCATCATTGCCAGAAGAGTTGCGAAATGACGCAACACTAAGCAACTTTAAAGATATTGAAAGTTTAGCTAAAACTGTCGTTCACCAGCAAAAGGTTCTAGGAAGTCGAATACCACTTCCCAAAACGGATGAAGAACGATCAGAACTTTATACTAAACTAGGGCGTCCAGAAACTTCCGACAAATATGAAATAGAAATTTCCGATGATATGAAGCCGTATTTTCGTGAAGACGATATAACGCAATTCCGCGATGTAGCGCACAACATTGGTTTAAACAACGAACAAGTTGCCGCGTTAATTGAATACCAACAAGGTTCAATACAAAACCAACTTAACGGAAGTGATAGCCAACTTGCGGCTCAACGCAACGATGTTGAAGAGGGATTAAAGAAAGAATGGGGATTTGATTACGATAAACAAATTCGTTCTGCCCAACGTGCTTTGCAGGTATATGGCGATCCTGAAATTATGGAATTAATGAACAGCGAGGCTGGAAACAACCCTGCCGTTATTAAGTTATTTGCACGATTAGGTGCAGAAGTAACTGAAGATATGACGCAAAACACACAAAATAATAGTGTGCGTGTTTCTGTATTAGATGCTCGTCAAGAAATTGATGAAGTCATGTCAAAGCCAAGTGGGCCTTACTTTAATGACCGACACCCAGAGCATAAAGCAACAGTAGAACGTATGCGACAATTGCATGAAAAAGTGTTTGGTGCATAATATATTGCAGAAAGTCAAATTTCTGATACAATGAGTTAACAAGTTTTGCCCGAAAGGACAACAAAACTGTGAGCATGGAGCTTTACAACCCGCTTGAGTGGTAGCGTAACACCTTTAGGTTTCCCGCGAGGATAAAAACCGTAAACTTGTAAACTAGAAATAGTTTATTAACATTAAACAATTGGAGGAATCCTATGTCAGTTCAAATTACTACGGCTTTTGTCGAACAATACAAAAGTAACGTGTTTCATTTGGCACAACAAAAAGGTTCGAGATTGCGCGATACGGTTAAGTTGGAAACAGTTAATGGTAAAGCACACTTCTTTGAGCGTATTGGTTCAGTGTCAGCAGAAAAACGTACTTCACGCCATGCGGATACACCGCGCATGGACACCCCCCATTCCAGACGTAAAGTCACTATGGACGATTACGATTGGGCAGACTTAATTGACAACGAAGATAAAGTTCGTATGTTGATTTCGCCTCAATCGGAATATGCTATGGCTGGCGCTTGGGCAATGGGACGCGCTATGGATGACGCAATTATTGCGGCGGCAAGTGGATCTGCTTATGGCGGAACTTCTGGCGGCACAGCAATTGCACTTCCTTCGGCTCAAAAGATTGTACACGGATCAGCAGGTTTAACTATTGCTAAGTTAATTGAAGCAAAAGAAAAACTTGATGCTTCAGATCTTGACCCCGATGAAGAGCGTTACATGATTGTAACTGCAAAACAATTGTCACAACTTTTGGCACTTGAGCAGATTACGTCAGGAGATTATAATACGGTCAAAGCCCTTGTTCAGGGCGATGTTGATACCTTTATGGGATTTAAATTCATGCGTACACAACGCTTGGCTTTAGACGCTAATGGTAATCGTTCCGTATTAGCTTTTTGCCGTAGCGCAATGGGGCTTGCAGTAGGTCAGGATATTCAAACGAAAATCACTGAACGTGCTGACAAGAATTATGCAACTCAAGTATTTTTATCAATGACTATCGGAGCTACGCGAGTAGAAGACGAAAAAGTTATTGAAATTGCTTGTACAGAATAAGGAGATTGAGCAATGGCTACTGTATATTCAAGTCAAAAAACTCAAACGGATGTAAACAATCCGTCTGAAAAAGTTAAAACAAATGAAATGTCAGGGCGTGTTCGTGTTGCTTTTGGTTCTTATGAAGCCTCAAGTCTAGCGGCAGGTGATGTTATTCAAATGTTTAATTTACCAAACGGAGCGCGCATTGTATCTGGCACACTTGCTAATGATGCTTTGGGTTCTTCAACTACACTAGCGGTAGGTTACGGAGCGCACACTTCTAGTGCTGACGCGGCTGTTTCTGCTAGTGCGGCGGCATATAAGGCGGCAGGTGCAACAGCTTCGGCTGGCCTAGCAGACATTTGCGCTACTATTGCTTTAGGCAGTGGTACGGAAATTAGTGCTAATGGGAACGGCGTACCCGTAACCGTTACGCTAGCTGGTGCAACTGCAAACGGTACAATTCAATGTACTATCCTGTATGTCACTGACTAAGTAAAAAACGAGGGGCTTGGCATTAATAGTGCCTTGCCCCTTTAATTTAGGGAAATGACACATGGCTACAGAAGTATCAATATGCAGTAATGCTTTAAGGCAATTGGGCGATGACCCTATTACGTCTTTAAACGATGATACTACTAGAGCTAGATTGTGTAATGGCTTTTTTAATGACGCCCGTGACGCTGTTTTACGCGCACACCCTTGGAACTTTGCTATAACCCGTGCTAGTTTGGCAAGGCTTAGTGACGCCCCACCATACGGCTTTGCGTTTCAATTTGCTTTGCCTACAGACCCGTATTGTTTGCGAGTTCTGGAAATGGAGGAAGCTAGTTATATATTTAAAATAGAAAATAGCCCAGCAAACGGGCGAGTTTTAGTTACCAACGAATCAAATGCAAACATATTGTTTGTTGCGCGTGTAACTGACGCGGCACAATTTGATACCTTATTTGTAGACGCCTTAACTGCCAAAATGTCGGTAGACCTTTGCTATCCAGTTACGGGTAGTACATCCCTATTAGATAAAATGAACGCTCTTTATGAAAAGAAACTTTCAGAGGCCCGTAGTGTAGATGGCATGGAAGGTGTTATAGACGATCTTCAATCAGACACGTTTACGAGCTTTAGAATTTAAATGGCTAGAGTACATCCATTCCAAACAAATTTTACGGCAGGGGAGCTTTCTCCTTTGCTTGCAGGTCAAACTGACTTTAAAAAATACGTTAACGGCGTAGAAACAATGGAAAACATGGTTGTGTTTCCACAAGGCGGGGCTACGCGGCGTAATGGGACGCGATATGTTGCTGAAGTTAAAAACAGTGAAGACGCAGTTAGGTTAATTCCTTTTGAGTTTAACGTAACGCAAGCATACATTCTTGAGTTTGGTAATCTATACATACGGTTTTATAAAGATAACGGTCAGATTACTTTAGCTGACAAGACCATTACAAACATAACCCAATCTAGTACACCTGTTGTTACGATAGACACTCATGGTTACGTTACGGGCGATGACATTTATATTAATAGCGTTGTCGGCATGACTAATATTAACGGGTCACGTTATAGAATTACTAGAATAGATGATGACACATTTTCATTAGATAGCACAAATACCAGTTCATTTACAGCATACGCTAGCGGCGGGTTTGCCGAAAAAGTGTTTGAAATTGTTAGCCCTTATACAGCAGACAAGCTTTATGATTTGCAGATTACTCAATCCGCTGACGTAATGTATATTGTTCATAACTCTTTGCCACCACAAAAACTTTCCAGAACGGGGCATACCAGTTGGACAATAGAAGATTCATTATTTAAAAATGGGCCTTTCTTAGACAAAAATACAGGCAATAGAACTTTATCAAGCAATTCTACTAGTGGAACAAATAGAACGCTTACAGCTAATAACGCTGATTTTAAAACTGAAAACGGTATTCAAGGATGGCACTCAGGAGACATAGGTAGGCAAGTAAAGCTTACTTCTGGCTATGGAGTTATTACGTCAATTGATTCTGCTACTGTAGCAAGGTGGACTATTAAGGAAACTATAGGAGCTAACGGTACAAATTGGTATTTAGGAGCATGGTCTGGGGGAAGCGGATACCCAGTATCAGTAAGTTTTTATGAGCAACGTTTGGTGTTTGGGGGAAGCAGTTACTATCCTCAAACTGTATGGGCTTCACAGTCAGGAATATATGATGACTTTGACACAGGCACTTCTTTAGCTGGTGATGCTTTTATATATACCATTGCGGCTAACAGAGTTAACACAATACGTTGGCTAGCCCCAGCGCGTGATTTAATTGTAGGCACTTCTGGTGGCGAGTTTAAAGTAGGACGCCCAACAGGTGAGCCGCTAAAGCCCGATAACGTTTCTATAACACAGCAAACCACTTACGGTGGATGGACTACGCAACCTACTCAAATTGGTAACGTAGTTTTGTTTGTGCAAAAACAGCGTAGGAAAATTAGAGAATTTACATATAGGTTTGAAGATGACGCTTACACAGCGCCAGATATGACCCTGCTAGCAGAGCATATTACTGGCACTGGAATTATTGATGTTGACTACGCGCAAGAGCCTGACAGCATTTATTGGGCTGTTCGGGACGATGGCGTGTTACTAGGAATGACATATGAGCGTGGTGAAGACGTTATAGCTTGGCATACGCACACTATTGGTGGGTACAATCAGTTTGACTTTAATCATGGCAGTGTAACAAACTACACTACTGATTCAGAAAACGATGGCTACATAACGTTGTCATCCCACGGCTATAGCACTGGTGACAAAGTAGAGGTAGTCATAGGAACAGGCGGAACAATCCAAGGTCTTGTTAATAACGATACCTACTTTGTAGTTGTAGAAGACGCTAACAAAGTAAAGCTGGCTAAAGATTATCAGCAAGCTATAGATGGCACTACCGTACAAATTGGTACAGCAACAGGCGATGGACACGCAATAAGACAGATTGCTAAAGTATTAACCGTTTCAAGTATTTCAGAAAACACTGAAAACCAAACATGGATTGTTGTTGAGCGCAGAATTAATAACGTTAAAAGAAAGTTTGTTGAGTACCTAGATCCTTTGTTGCATATGGATTGCGCTTTAAGCGGCTTAATTAATGGCAATTCCTCAACTATAACAGGTTTAGAATACCTAGAAGGTCAAGTTGTTCAGATATTAATTGGCGATGCTGTTTATCCAGACCAAACCGTTTCTAACGGCGAGGTAACTATTACTGGCGTATCTTCAAGTTCAGGAACTAAAAGTTTAGAAATTGGCTTAAAATATGTATCTAAGATAAAAACAATGCGTATTGAAGCTGGTTCAAAAGCTGGTACAGCACAAGGACTAAAGAAACGTTTTAATGAAGTTATGGTAAGGCTACATGATACTGTTGGTGTAACAATTAATGGCGATCAATTGCCATTTAGAACTTCATCAACACCTACTAGCCAAAGCATACCTAAATTTACAGGAGATAAAAGAGTAACTAATTTAGGTTGGGGCAAGGACGGTCAAATCGTCATTGAGCAAACTCAACCTTTACCAATGACAGTTCTTGGAATTTCAGGTACTCTAAATACAAGTGATTAAGATGGAGGAAATATAATGCCTTGGTGGATACCTGTGATGATGGCGGCGTCAACCGCCGTGACCATAATGGGTCAAAATCAACAAAAGAAGCAAGTTAAGGCTGATACCGCTTGGAAAAAATATGAAGCTACGTTGAACCAACACGCTCAAAAGCAAAAGAATTTCAAGAATCAAACTAAGCTTCTTTCAGAGCAACGCGCAAGGGCGGGTGCTAGTGGCGTTGCAATAGGTTCTGGCTCATCTTTATTGGTAGGTTTGGCTGACCAAGAAGAATTTGAAAACGATATGTTCATGTTGCAAAAGGGCGTAGACCTTACAATGGGTTCTTTAGAAAGCAGTAAGCAGGGAAAGCTAACTGCCCTTAATATTGCTATGGTTGGTACGTTAGCTCAAGGCGCAACTAGCATTGCATCTCAACGCCAGAACGCGGCGTGGATGGATAAAAAATATGGAACTGACCCGTAATGGCTATAAAATTACCCAGATATTCAAATAATTCTGCAAAAGTTCCGCAGATTAAAATTGCTTCGCAAAACCCTAGTGGTGGAAGTGGGTCTGCATTAACGCAAGTTGGTCAGACATTAATGAAGTCTGTGGAAGCTTATGCTAATCAAAAAAACCAAATTGAAAATGATCTACGGGCTATAGATTTTCAGAATACAGTTAACACTGCCAAAGCAACGGCTGAAGGCAATATTGCTATGTTAGCGGATTCCTATAAAGATAATAACAATTGGGGTACTGCCGCTGGAAAAGATGACGGTAATGGAAATATAACAGGTGGTTGGGAAAAAGGATACCAAGACAAGATTTTGGCCCAACGCAAACAATTTAAAAAAGACTTAAACGAACCTCAGTTCGCGGCTTTAGAAGCGTCTTTGACGCAGTTAGAATTAGCTGGACAATTAAATGTCATACAGCAGGTTAGGGGCGCTAAAGTTAAATATGCGACCCATATCTTTAATCAGCAAATGAAAACTTTTAGTCAACGACTAGATCTTGCAGAAACTCGCACTGCGATTTTAAGCGCCTATAGTGATTTAACAATAGGGTCACCTAGTAATCCAGCAGTATTTCAGGAAGAAATTAAAAATAACGCTGGCAAAGTAGTTCAACCAGCAAGCATGACGGGCCGCGTTATTGGCCCTGTTGCCTATTCAGAAGCCCAAACTAAAGTAAAATCCGCAGTTACTCAAAAGTTGCTGTTAATTGATGCTTTAAATTCTAATCAGGATGGGATGCAAGGGGATACAGGGTTTACTGTCACAGATCCTAGCGGCGATGAAGTTACAAATTGGAAAAAAGCTTTATCGGCTTTGGAAGATGGACAAAATGAATTTGTAAACGCTGACGGTGTAATTCTTACGGTAGATGACGCAGAGAGAAAAGCGGCTATTGTTAACGCAAGAGCAGAATACAAAGTTCAACTTGACATGTTTAAGATTGAGAGTTTTCAACTTGGCAACGATGAACACAATGAAATTCAAGTAGAATTAATAGCCTTGGGGTTTGGAAAGAAAAAAAATGATACTTTTAAAACCCAAGACAAGACATTGTCTGTTAGAAGTATGGCTTTCATAAAGAACAGAATTGCTAACAGCGAAAATATGACGTCTGGTCAGAAAAAAGATCTTTACACTATGTTAATTAATTTAGAAACTAAACAGAAAGCGGCGGCGGCGGCGGCGGCAAAAGGAGGAATTGAAACTTGGGAAACACCTCAAGCAATAAAATTCCAACAAATTGCTAATGTTATGATATTTTCAGGCCAAGTGAAAAATCGTCAAATGGCAAGGTTTCTTGATGTAGGGTTTTCTAACGGCTTAATGGACATTGCAGGTTATCAAAAACTTCAAGACAAAATGACAAGTATTTTAAAGGTTGATGATTCATACGAACAAGAACTTATTGCAACAGCCAGAACAACTATTGAAAAAACTTTACGCATTGATAGTGGCGCTATGGACAGGTTAATGGGTGGCTTACAGGGAATGGCTGTAGGTAGTAACGTTTCAGACATTACAAAGCTATTAGAAAAATCTAGTGTTAGAGAGGGGATTGCATTTGCGGCTAGTAACAATTTGCTTCTTGCCGTTAAGAAAGGTCAAGACAAAGGGTTCTCAATTGAAAATATGTTAGTCAATGCAAATAGCCCAAACTACATAGTAAACGATATAATCAATCGGTATAAAGAAGCTGTTGACCGTAGTGGTGCTGACAACGCCGCAAGGAAAATTGCAAAACTTGCCGTTGACGCTTTTGAGGCAAATCCAACGTTTAAGTTTGTCTTTAATGATTGGGTGGTTGGCAAAGCCCCTGTTCTTAATAATCAAAATTATACAAGGCTAGCAAATGAAACTATAGGCGAATGGATTGAAAGAACTGCGAAACTTACTGGTGTTAGCGTATTGCCTGACTCTTTAACTAATCAAGATAATCAATCAACTGTAAACGTTGTTATACCTTAGTAGGATAAATTAATGGAAATTACCGCCCTACAAATGAAGCAAGCTGGTTTTGATGATGAAGCTATTATAGGTTTTATTGAAGAACAACGCGCTGGTATGGTTGCGGCTGGTTTTACTCACCAAGACATTAATACGGCATACGGACTAACAGTAATAGACTCACCTTCTATCAGCAATTCACTTGTATCAGATGATGGAATTAACAGCGATGGTCTTGTAGTTGAGCCGCCAAAAGCTGTTACGGTTACAAGTAATGAAAAAGAAATTATTGTTGACCCTGATGCGTCTGTCGTAAGCCAGCTAGTAGATCCTTTAATAGAAATAGACTCAAATCTTCCAGTGACCGAAAACGGTACAGTTGCTTTAGAAAACGCAGAACAAAAGGCAATTAAGCCTGTAGCTTTGACAGAAGAAGAATTGTTAACACAAGCCGAATTAGAAACTAAAGCAGACATTACTAGAACAAATAACGGAAGCCTTTTAAGCATTGAGGCTCAAAACGCTTTGGCCCTTGCGACAGGAGGACAAACTGACGCTGACAAAAACCGTGACAGAATTTTAAATGAAAGAACAATAGCAAACCCTTTAGAGCCAAAAACTAAAGCTATGCTTGACGAAGTGCCAGTAGTTGACCGCCAGCGAATTGCTACCCAAATGGCGGCTATAGGTAAAATGGTTTATTCTGTAGATGGCAAGAATGTTATTAGAGAAAATTGGTTAGCAGAAAACTACCCTGAAGTTACGCCAGCAGATGCAAATGTAATATTGCAATCAGAATTAGCTTTGTATGAACACGCAGAAAATTCACTAAGAGCAGGTCATAGAACTGGCAGATATAAAGTTGCTGGCAAGGTTTATAATCGCAAAGAATTTATGAAAAGGTTTCCTAATTTTAATTCTGAAGACCATGAAGAAATAGATTTAGATTTTGATGTTAAGGCAATGAACACTGTTTCATCTACGCTTAAAGAATCGCAGTTAGTTCTAAACGCAATGGGAGCAAAGCACGGCATAGACAAAATTGGCCTTGCTCACATTAATGAATTAGTAAGTTTTTTTGCAGGGATAGAAACTAGCTCACGTTCAATTTACAACGAAAAAGGAACAAAAACAGGTCACTGGCAATTTTCAGTAGATCAAACAAGACAGGCCGCAAACGCTTATTACAAGATAATTTCAGACAACAATGAAGTGCATCCTGATTGGTTGCATCAATTATACGCTCATGGCGATATGACAAGATTGGATGTTGACCAGCAACGCGCTTTAACTTTGGCTTATATGTTTGACAGAAAAAGAGCTAATGGCGAGGACGTTAACACTATTGAGCTTTTAAAGTCTGTTGCAAATCGTGACCCAATGGCAAACGCTACAGCATATTTTGATATTTTTCGTGATGACAGGTATGAAATTGAAGTTGTAAACGGTAAAGAAAAACTTGTAAGAAAACTTAATCCTGAACTAGACGCTAGGGTACTAAAATATTTAGATGCACTAAATGTTGGTGAGTATGATTATGAATCCCCTGAAATTGCGGTTTTTGCCCATGACACTGTAGTAAGCGACTTACCCTTTGGTGATTATGTAATTTCATTGTTTGGCGGAAAAGGCCACCAAAACATATTTACTAACGGTTACCTACAGTCAATGAACGGAAGCATTGAAGCTTTTAACTCAGCGTTAATTAATGGTGAAGAACCTAAAGAAGCTTACAGAAAAATATTTATGAATCAGGACATGAGTTTTACAAAAACTGTTGTTCAAGACATGGCTATGCTTATGAACGATGTTCCTTGGTATGCGGCAGTGGGTGGAGCTTGTTTCTTAGCAGGTTCGGCTACTGTTGGTACGGCAGGTGCGGCTGGTGTTGCATTGCCCTTAGTTTGTGGTGGTGCGGCTATGGCGTTACCTGATGGTATCCGCGATGCGTATTCAAGAGCTTTACGGAACGATGAAGTAGATAATATTGAAGACTTTTTGACTAACTATTTTGATAAAAAAACCGCCGTAGTAATGGCTAAAAGCACTGTAATTGGTACAGCTACTATGGGTGCTGGTTTGGCTGTTTCGTCTGTTTCAAAAAGTACGCTTGCTAGGCTCACTGCCGAAACAGCAACAATGACTATTATGGCTCAAGCTTTAGAAGGTCAAATTCCTTCAATGAAAGACTTTGCACACAGCGCAATTTTAATTGGTGGCGTACACTCAACTATTAAAATGGGTGGCAAAGGCATTAAAAGCGTTAATGATGTAATGCACGATATATACGCTAAGTATTCCTTGCACCCAAGGGACGTAGCTCAATTAGCGGCAACTAACACATTATTTCGTGAACAAATATTACGAGGTGAAATACCAGATTTATTAGTTGAAACTGCGGCTAATGTTGTTGCAAAAATGGAAGCAAAGAACGGCGCTGTTCCAATTATAAAAACTCAATTTCAGACAAATATGGTGGTTGAGACTAGTGTATCAGGAACACAAAAAGGTGTTGTTGTAGCCATTGAGGCCGTTGGTGAAAAAAACGTTTTAAAAGTACAAACGCCTGAAGGCATAATTAAAGTTGATGAAGCTAACGCTCGACCTGCTAACGAAACTAAACTTACAGTTAGAGTAGATACTGATGGCGTAGTGCAAGCAACTAGAACAGATTTAACAGCGGTAGAAAAAGGGCAAGGGCGCGGTACAGTGTCACTGGATTGGACGGCTATTAACCCAGCCAAGCGTGTTATCTCAGATGCTAAAAAAGCAATAGTTGCTATTGAAACTGGCTTGGGAGAAGTTGTTAGACTTGGCACAAGAACAGGAGAGGCAGTATCAAACGGTACTGTAGCGGTAGTTTCAAAGTATTACCCCAAAGTAATTGAGGCTTTTTCTTCTGTTAACGCAAAGGTAGTACAGCGTGTTACTAAGGCTGACACAGTAGCGCAAGTTTTAAACAATCCAGTAGGCGAAGGCGTTAAGTTAAAAACTGGTAGCGCCACAGTAGTTACCCCAAGAGCAACTATAAAAGCTAATGGTGAGTTAGGTTATACGATAGACACTATGGTTGTAGAGGTTAAGGGACGATTAATTGCCGTTCCATTAGAAGCTTATAATGCTCTTAAAAACTTTACTAACGAAATAGGCAGGGAAGCAGGGGCAAAGGTTGTTGCTCAAGGCGATACTGTTATATTTGTACACCCTAAAACCAATACCATTATGGCTAGCCTAAAAGGCGAAAAAGTTAAAGGCAACGCAAAGGATCAAGCGGAAGGATTTAGTAGAGAACAAGACGCTTATCGCGCTAATGAAGCAAGACAATCTAGGACAGATCCTAATTGGGCAATGCCTAAAGATCCTAAGATGCCAGTAAAGCCTCTTTTTACTGAAAAAGACACGCCTTTTCTACAATTGTTTAACACCGCTAAAGGTGTAGACATGATGGATCTAGTAAATATTGTTCGTAAGCACATAGACAACGTGCCTGTTATGGAAGGTATGACGGGAGGATTGCGCGGATATTTCCAATTTAATAACAAAGGCAAAGCAAAAGACACAAAGATTGCAATTAACGAAGCTTTAGCAAGAGATCCTGAAGGCTTTTTAATGACAATGGCCCACGAAATTGGACACATGCTAGACTTTATTGCCAAAGACAGCGTGACTATGAAGCGCGGCAATATACTTGGTTCATTAGCTAGCATGAAAGGCTTTATGAACGATTGGATTGACGGGAAGAACGATGGCGCAAAACCGTTTAGCAAAGTAGAAATAGCCGCATTTAGAAAAGCCGCAGAAATAGAAGCGGCTAAACAAGAGCCTGTTGTAGACGCAGACCTAGCTACTACCTTTAAGGGTACTGGCTTAGAGATTACGCCTCAAACTATTATGGATATTTTCAAGACCACTAATGCTAGAGAAGTAATTAACAAAGAGTTTTATGAAGCTTTTGTTAGCATGAGTGGCCCTTTAAAAAAGCTAGTTATTCGTGACGCAGTTAAAGGAATTATGCACAAAGACCTGAAAGCTTTAGCTGACAGGATTAACAACGAAGCCGCAACAGACCCGTCTGTTAAAGTAGGCTTGTCTGAAAAAGGTCTATTAAACGCAGAAGCTATATTTAAGCGCAACTTTGAAAAGGCAATTAAGGAAAGTGGTCTTGTAGATAAGCAAATAATTACTGCCGAATTACGCGCCGCTTCAATGAAATGGAAACCCTTTGAGCGTCAAGAGGGTTCTAAATACACAAAATACAGAGATAACCCACGCGAATTGATGGCTGATTTTCTCATGGCATGGTTGCTACGCCCACAATGGGTCAGGCTTAATGCACCAAAGACCTATGAAATGTGGGCTTACCACATGGATAAGAAACCTGAACTACAAAAAATGTGGTCTGACATACAGAACGAACTAGCGGCTGGCCCAAAAGGCAGAAACCATGCTGGCATTAAGTCTGTTTATGACATGATAGATAGGTCACAAGAAAGAAAACTAAGTGCTTTAGATTCTGAAATACTAAACTTTAAAAGCAAAGTAACAGGAAGCTTTGATAAACTTGGAATTGAATTTGTAGATACTTTTACTTGGATGTTTAGGCGCGTTCATGGCCCTAATGGCGGTCAAAAATATCATAGTAGCCAATCTGAAAACCTACTTATTAGAGCAGAAAAGTACAGGTATCGCCACGCTATGCTAAAGCGGTACAATGAAGAAATGGTTATTCAGGTAATCAAACCGTTAGAAAACCTTGGCTACAACGCAAAAGATCTAGGCGTGTATTTGTATCTAAACAACTTAGCAAAAAGTTCACAACGCGAAGGCGTAGCTAACCCGTTGGGCGCTATGTCTATGACCCCTGAAATGAAAGCTTATCTAAAAGAAAACGGAGAACGTAGCGTAGAGGATATGCTTCTTCATTTTAACGAAACAAAGCCGCAAATAGCAGAAGCCGCAACGAAGTTTTATGCGGTTCGAGAACGAATGATTCTTCCTTTGATAAAAGAAAGCGGAATGTTCGATCAGAAAACTATCGACATAATTGCAAACAACCAAGAATACATACATTTTAGCGTTACAGATTATCTTGTTCAACGTTTAGAAAAATATGGCCCTAATGCGGCAGTTAGCAAAAGCCTTAAAGGCACAAAGTTTGGAACGTTTAAAGATATAGACAATCCGTTTATGTCTACTATCGAAAAAGATTTAATGCTGATTATGGAAACAAAGCGACAAAGGCTTATTTCAGACACAGTGGATTGGATGAAAGCTAACAAAGATTGGTTGGAAACCTTTAACCAACTTAAAGATGTAAACGGCAAAGCTATTTTAGAGCCTGTTATACATTTTCCCAAAAGAACTGGTGCAAACACTTACGAAGGCCCAGCGCAGGGAATGATGGCAGTTACCTATATTAGCAAAGGTAAAACCAAGACGGTTCATATTGTTAAAGATATGGCGGAAGCTTTCTTCCATGACCCTTCTGGCTTTAACACTGTTTCTAGAATTTTAGAGCTAACAGCTACACCATTTAAAAAAGTATTTACGGAATACAACCCAACTTTTTGGCCTATGAACTTAGCGCGTGATTCGTTTAGGGCAGTAAGAAACATGGAAGGCGCAAGGTTTATTGACCCTCTTAGGGGAGGACAGCGTTCTTACATAAAGTATTTGTTTATGGCTATGCCTGAAGCCGCTAGATCTATTTTTGGAGAAGGCACTGTACGAACAAGAAAGATGGAAGAGGACGGTTTTTTAATTTCTATGGAAGATGGCTATAGAGGCCAATCTGGCGCTATGGCTAGACTTCGGAATTTATCACCTGATGATGTGCAAATAGAATTGTTGCTTGCTAAACACCAAAAAGACGGAACTTTTCAAAAGCTTTGGAACAATAGTTTTGGCGCGTTCTTTAACGGTCTTGGTAATATTGCCCGTGTATTTGAGCGTATGCCTAAAATTGCTGGTAAAAGGTATTTAGAGGACGCTATCGCAAGGGGTGACATTACCATGAGCGAAGGACAACAGATGCTTAAAATCCAAGGCGAAGTTGGGTCACCTAATTTCTTACGAACAGCAAAACTACACGGTCTTACAAACAACCTGTTTATATACTCAAACGCTATGGCTCAAGGTTGGAGAGCAGACGGTAGCGCCTTTATGAAAAACAAAAGAAGTGTTGGCACAAAGTATGTTGCTTATACTGTAATGCCTAAGATAGCCCAAATTGGCGCACAGGCAGGGTTAATGGGGCTTGCGTATTCCGCTTTGTTTGATGGCGTGTCCGAATGGGACAAGACAAATTACATTGTAATGCCTTTGGGAAAAACGCCTGATGGACGGGTAGTGTATTTCAGGATGCCGCAAGATGAATCTGCGCGTGTTATAAACGGCGTATTGGTCAAGTCTTTCAACGCCATGACAGAAGAATCTTTAGGTCATAAGAACAAAGCGTCTGGAATGTTTGAATACATTAGCGGTAATGGTCTTTCTTTGAACCCTATTTTTGATTTTGTAATTGATTCTTTTGCTATTATTTCAGGCAAAAACCCAACAGACAGTTTCCGCAATTCACCTGCGCTTTCTCAAACACAGCAAACGGCTGGTGGTAGCAGAAGAATAAAAGAACTTGGTAAGTACATGTGGAACTCAAACGGTGGGCAAGCAATATATCAGTTTAAAACAGGTAACGCTAAAGAAATAGCAGGTGAGCTAGAGAAAATATTACAAGTTCCTATTACAGGCAGAATGATTAACAGGTTTCTAAAGATAGGAAACCAGCCTGAAATGAAAGAAGTGCGTGAACAGTTAGCCGCATACGAAATGGATGAAGCTAATGTTACATTGGATTATCAAGAAGCTATTAAGCATTTGATTGAAGGCACTGTGGACGAACTGACTGAAAAGCAAACAATGGCCCTAGCTCTTAGGTCAGACCGTCTTAAACAAGACACTAGTTTAATTGCAAGCCTAGCTGGAAAAGCTGGTGCTTCACAATTTATTCAAGCGTTTATTGAAGAGGACACGAAGGTAAAAAAGGTTATAATGTTAAAAGCGTTTATTGACAGTCAAAAATAAGATGGCTCGACTTTTTTGATGATTGATGATAAAATGTTTAAAGGAGTAAAAATATGACTATTTCGACCTTAATTATTAAGAACCAGTATGCAGGTGACGGGTCACAAACCGTATTCCCATACACGTTCCGTATAACTGAAGCCCCTGATATGAGTGTTATCATTCGGTCTGTTTTGGGTGTCGAGGCAGTTAAGGTATTTGGCGCAGGTCAAGATTATACTATAAGTAATATAGGCATTACAGGTGGCGGAAACGTTACTTTTAATACTGCCCCCCTCAACACAGATACAGTATTCTTACGCAGATCTACTGCTAAAACTCAAACGCTTGACTTAGTTGAAAACGATCCATTTACAGCGGAAAGCGTAGAAGGCGCGTTTGACAAAGCAATTTCTCTTGTTCAGGAACTTTCTGAAGAAGTAGGTAGATCTATTAAGCTTTCACGAACAAATAGTATTGGATCTTCAGAGTTTACAGACAACGCGGCTCAACGTGCAGGTAACGTTTTAGCCTTTGATTCAACTGGTGAGCTACAAGCTACGCAAGAACTAGGACAATCCAGAGGCAATTGGTCAGCTAACACATCATATGCACAACGAGATTTAGTTAAAGACAGCGGAACTGCTAACGTGTTCTTATGCCTAACGGCTCACACTTCTAGCGGTGGATTGCCTTTAACCAGCAACGCAGACATAGCCAAATGGGAACTTCTAGTTGACGCAGGTACGGCCCAAGGATACGCAAACACTACGGCGGCTAATGTTGTTTTAAGCAATGCAGACGTAGTTACAACTGCGGCAAACGTGGTTACAAGTAATGCGGCAAGAGACACGACTTTAGGTGCGCGTGATGTTGCAATCGCTAAACGTGACGAAGCTGTTGCTTCAGCCAGTACAGCTTCAACTGACGCGGCTACCGCAACGGCAAAAGCTGTTATTGCTACAACTAAAGCGGAAGAAAGTCAGGCAAGCGCAGTAAGCGCGGCGGCTTCAGCAGGTGGTGGTGTAGTTAGGGTTACTGCCTCAGACACAAACGCTAACGTGCTAACAGAGAAATTCTTAGCTGGCACAGACATTACATTCAGCGTTGCCAACGCTGGTGGAGACGAAAAATTATTAGTCAGTAGTCCATTCGCTATCGTGTATGCTATTGCATTAGGAGGATAAAAATATGAGTAAGAAGTTAATCCATAAATATACGTTTGATGCGTCAGCAAAGACCATTGTTCTTGATGGTATTTATGGGCAAGAACGGCTGTTGATGATTTCAAACATAACAGACAACATTATTATGTATCTGTTTAACACTGCCGCTTTTGGTTTAACTAGCTACTCAATCAATACTGACACTGAAAAAACAACTTTAGTCCTAGCCCACGATACAACCTCAATGTCTGATACAGACAGCTTGCAGATTTTTCTTGAGGCAGACAGCCAAACCTTTTCCCCTGACGAAACTTACACAGACCCCGTATCTAAGATACGAGTATCCAATCCAGAGAACTTAATTGATACTGACTTTGAGTATGGTCTACAGTCAACTAAATGGGAAACGCTAGAACTTGTTAAGAACATCCCTACGTTTTATAGCCGTAATGGTGATGCTTCTTTAGATTTGTCTACTATGGCAAAGACTAACAATAGCGAAATTATTTCTCTTACAACTTCTACGGAACACGGTTTGTCAGTAGGCAATCCTATTATTGTACAAGGTTCTGACAGCGTATCTGCAAACGGTGCATTTATTGTTACAGCTATTCCTTCTACAACCTCATTCCAATACAAAGCTAAAAGTTCGCAATCCTCAACTGGTTCTATCTTAGATACTTATACACAGGTATTTATCGGTAGCGTGTATCAGGGTACAGAATTTCAACTGTCTGCTTTAAACTCTGTAGTTACAGACGCGGCTAATCCGTCAACATTAACGGTAACAACAGCAAGCCCGACAAACTTTAGCACTGGCACTAGCTTTTTCTTGAGCAACAGCCTTGGAAGTAAGAACATTTCTTTTGACGCAACAGCGGTATCCCCGCTAAACACGCGCAAAAAACAAGAAACTGTTACTAACATGACTGCTACTGGCCCACTTGATTTAAGTAAATGGGCTATTGGTAATGTGGTTTCCTATAACTGGACACCTAAACGCGGTATGTTTATGATTATTGGCGGTCAAGCTGACGCTACAGTAAACATTAACACCAGTACCAATGAATTTGAATTTGACGAAAACCATCCCTTTGCTGATGGCGAAGGTGTTATGTGGTTGCTTGGTGATAGCAACGGTAACGTAGGTGGTGTATCCGAAAGGAACTATTGGGTTCGTACTACCAGTGACGCTAAGAAGTTGTATCTCACAACTGGTGGGCCAACATCTATATCTCGCACAAACCTTACTAGCCAAGGCTCAAACGGCGGAACAATGAAAAGTTGTTTAGCTTACGCTATTAAGGCAACGTCAGTTAACACAAGTACGGAAACTTTTACGTTTGACCAAGCGTACACAGACTACCCAGACGCTACCCCGTATATGCCAATGTACACTACGCTTGGCGGTTTTAATACTATGTCCAACTCAAGCACGTTAGACAATTATTTTGAAGGCGATAGCACACCAAGAGTTTATTATCTAAAAGGTGTAAGCACGACTACGGCTACGTTCTCAACTACTAACGGCGGCTCAAACACAAACGCAACGTCTGGAACTGTTAACGGTGTATTCGTTCCAATGATGCCGCAAACAGATAGTGACAGAAACAGTTTCTATTTACCTAAAGGTCAATGGTCTAACGGTGACCAAGTATATGTTGACAGCACAAGCATACCTTCTGGAATGACTGATAATGGTCAATTCCAGCTAGTAGCGGCTGGTGCTAGTTTTCCTAATCGTTTCCGTTTCCAAGGCATTGCCCGTAACCCAAACAATACAAATGAAATAAACTTTACAAGTATGGGTGGCACTGGAACAACTATCCATAATGTTAGTTTAATTAGTACAGTTAATAATGTTGTGCCTACTGGTGAAACTGGCGGCTGGGCATTAGGCGCAATACAACCTAACAACTGGACACCTGAAGACGCTTTCTATTTTGTAGGTGGCACGGCTTCTGGCAGTAACATTGCTGTTAATACCAGCACTGAAACTATAACCTTTGTAGAGGCGCACGGTCTTGTTGATAATAAGCCTTATGTTTATTTTTCTGGCTACGGTAACAGCGTTATCGGTGGTATGTCAGATACTCGCTGGTATTATGTTCGTGTTGTAGACGCTAACAATATTTACCTAACACTAACTGAAGGCAGTACAACAAAAGTTAATCTTAGTAGTGCTGGTTCAAACGTAGGTTGCGTAAGGTCAGCCTTTGTTAAAGGATACCGCGTTGCAAGCCGTGACGCGAGCGAAGAAACATATACGTTTACAGATAACATTAATGTGACCAGTGGTGAAGACCAGCTATTAATGGCTTGCTATACCACTATGACTAATATGTTTGTCTTTAACGGCAGTAACGATTTAATGAATTATGAAGTTGGTGGAGGCCAACTGTATTATCCAAAACAGGTAAGTGTTGATGGCTTAACAATGTCATTTTCAACACAGCTTGGCGGTTCTACTTTTGCTTTAAACACAGGCGCAATTAACGCTGGCATTATGATTAAGGTAAACCGTGAGCCAACTGCTAATACACTTTGGTCACCTTCACATGGCATGGAAACTGGTGACGTAGTTCAGCATTACAACAGCACAACCGCAATTGGCGGAATGAGTAATGGCGAATATTATAGAATTACAAAAGTTAACAATAACCGTTTTTCTTTTCAATACAGAACATCTACAAGCCCTGTTAACTTTAGTAACCTTGGCAGTAGTTCTTCTACCGCATACACATATTTCCTTGATAAAACCGTAGTAGCTGGTGGTGACAGTATCACTGCAACAGCGCATGGCTTGAACGATAAAGATAGTGTGTCATACAATGCTGGCAGTGGAACAGTAATTGCTCCGCTTGTAAGCGGGACAAGCTACTTTGTTACAAACGCTACGGCTAATAAGTTTCAGCTATCTAGTACGTTTGATGGCGAAACAGGTAACACTATTGAAGTTGCCCAGAATACCAGCAAATACTCAAGTAGCTACAATATTAGTTATACAGCCCACGGGTTTGTAACTGGCGATAGGGTTAAGTATGTTTCTTCAAGCCCTGTAGTGCCTTTGCAAAGTGGTGCTTATTATTACATTTACAGGAACAGCGCGAACAGTTTTTCATTGCACATGAACTATGACGGTTGCGTGTTAAATGATGTTCGTACTCGTATTTGGTTTGCATATCCTTACAGCGGAACAGGCACATACGTTAAGACAACGGCTATAGATTTAGGCACTAAAGGCACAGGCACACAGACCCTTAACGCAACTGCGGTAGGTTCTTCAGATGGCGTGTACAAGATTGCTTCTGTAGTAAATGATACGTCTTTCACCATGACAGCTAGTAGTCAGTTACCAGACCGTGTTGTTTCTTTCACGCCAAACTTGAGCGTGTGGTTTGAGCAAGATGCTATTCGTATTCCAGACCATTACTTTGTAACAGGACAAGCGGTTGTTTATACAACGGCTGGCACGGTAATTACTGGATTAGCAAGCGGTACAACTTACTACGTTATTCGGGTAAGTAGGAATTGGATTAGGCTTGCGACTACATATGACAACGCGGCTGTTGCGGGAACATATATTGCTTTCACTGGACAGGGTGTGGGTATTCAAAACCTTACTACCGACAGCATTACAGGCGAAGTTATTGGCGGCGGTACTGTTAGTGTTGACTCAGGATCTTTTAATGTTGCTGGCGAAAATACAAACTTTACATCTTTCTTTAACACGGGCGATACCATTTCGTTTTACCAACCGCCTACAACTTACATCAAAACTGTAACCAGCATTGATACTAACACTTCAATTCTTACAACTAGCCCAGCACATTCTCTTTCTACTGAAGACATGATTGTGATGGCAAGTGCTACTGCCCCAGCGGGTACGGCAAACGGTCAGATTTATTATGCCCGTAACCTAACATCAACTACTTTTGCGCTTCACAATACAGCGGCAGAAGCACAATCAAATAGCAACCGTGTGTCTATTACAGACGCGGGTGATACAGTTAGACCGTTTTGTTACAATGACATAGGCCAAACTCACCTAAACACAGTTAAGGCTGTTACGGGTACAGGCACATTGCAACTTGATACAGCTTCAACAGCTACTCTTGTTGGCGCAAACTTTAGTATTGGAACATCTTTACTAATGAGGGCTGACGGGTTTGCTATTCACCGTCCTTATGATGGTGGCGTAGAGCTAATACCAAGTAAGAACCCAGACAGTAGAATGATTAGGCAGACAAGACGTTACTTCCGTTACCAATCTGGTAAGGGTATTCAAGTTTCGTTTGCTGTTAACTTCAGCCCATCCATTCAGATTGATAACTACACTGCCAGTGGCACAACAGCTACGATAACAACTCGCCATACTCACAGGCTTGCAACTGGTCTTGGCATTGTATTGTCAGGCGCGACTACTACAGACAGCACTAATTACTGGAACGGGGCTATTACAGTAGCGTCTATCGTTGATGACTACACATTTACAGCAACGCTGGCAGGTACACCTAGCAGTGGATCAAGTGGCCCTAGTGGTATTCCAGAGTTTTATGTAGCTGGCTGGTCAAACAGCGCACTACGTTGTGGTTTGTTTGATGACCAGAATGGTTTGTATTTTGAATATGACGGTCAAAACCTAAAGGCTTGCCGCCGTAATTCAACTACGCAAATAAGTGGTGAAGCGGCAGTAACATTTAGAAGCGGAACAATCACTGGTGCTGGCACTAAGTTTTCTAAACAGCTTAACTTGAATGACACTATTGTTGTTAAAGGTCAGACTTACTTAGTTACTAAAATTTCTAGCGACACTAGCATAAGTGTTCTACCTTCATATCGTGGCTCAACAAATTCTGGTGTAGTTATCACTAAGATAATTGACACTAAGATTAACCAAGCGGATTGGAACTTAGATCCTTGTGATGGTACAGGCCCGTCTGGATTTTTCTTACGCGCACATAAAATCCAAATGGCTTACATGGATTATAGTTGGTACGGCGCAGGTAAAGTTCGCTTTGGCTTTAAGGACGCTAAAGGAAAGGTTATCTATTGCCATGAGTTTATCCACAACAACCATTTTAATGAAGCGTATATGCGGTCTGGTAACGTACCAGCAAGATACGAAATTGAAAACACGGGAACACCATCATTCGTACCCGCACTGGCTCATTGGGGTACGTCTGTTATTATGGACGGTGGCTTTGATGCGGATAGTGCTTACCAATTTACAGCGTCTTCACAGGATGTACAGATAACAGGTAGCGCAACGGTTACTGTTTCGGCTAACGCTGAAAACGATGGCGAACATTACTACTGGTATAACAACCGTTGGTATGGTTTTGGACGCGCACTGCAAATTCAAACGCCTAGTTTCTTGTATAACTCTGTTCCGCAAAACGTATCAATCACAGGTACTCATGTAGACAACAACACAAAAACCCGTAACCCTTACGGTTACTTTGGTCTGCCAGCGCAACCTTATCAGGTTAGTTTGCGTACAAGGGTAGGAAGTTCTAACGCTTCTGACACTGAAGAAATCAGAAACTTAATGCTGATTAACCGTTCACCTACTAATGAAACAAACAGTTCAAGTAACTACACAGTTACCGTTGCAACAACTGGTGTACCTGTGGTGTATGACATTCCGCTAATCAGTATTCGACTAGCACCTTCTGTTGATACAAACACAATTGGCTTCTTAGGTGAGCGTGAGATTATCAACCGTATGCAGTTAATTCTGAAATCGGTAGGTATCCTTTCAACTCACAACTGTACAATCACACTTAGATTGAATGGTTTGATTACCAGCACAGCTTGGTCACGGGTGGAAAATCCTTCACTAAGTCAGTTAATCTATCACACAAACCAAGACGCTATTTCTGGTGGCATTGATATATTTAACTTTAGAGCGCAGGGCGGTACTGGTACAAGCGCACGTTCAGCGGTTGTTACAACACAGGAACTTGGTGAGATTACTACACTAGGAAACTCAATCTTAGGCGGTAACAACGTCTATCCTGATGGCCCTGATGTTCTAACTGTTGTTGCCAAGCTAGGGGAAGACCCTTCAACTGTATCTAATACTAACCCGTTCAACGTAACAGGCCGTATCTCATGGACAGAAAGTCAGGCTTAATGAAATACAAACTGTTTATGTGGTGGATAGATTTTAGAATTTGGTTAAAGAAACGCAAAGTTATGTAAGGACGCCTCATGTTTGAATTATCAAAACGGTCTAACGATAGATTATCTGGCGTTAATCCAGATCTGATTGCGGTAGTTCGCAAAGCTATTACTCTTACTAAGGTAGACTTTGGTGTTATCTGTGGCATGAGAACGCTGGTAGAACAAACTAAATTGTATGAGGCTGGCGCTTCTAAAACTATGAACAGTAAACATTTAACAGGTGATGCTGTTGATCTTATGGCCTATGTTGGGGCTAGAGGATCTTGGGAGTTAAACCTGTATGACAATATTGCTGATGCAATGAAACAGGCCGCGCAAGAACTCAATGTTCCCCTACGTTGGGGCGCGGCTTGGAACACAGACGATATTCGTGATTGGGAAAGTAGCATGGAAGACGCTATGAATTATTATGTAGATGTAAGGCGGCGAGAAGGTAAGCGCCCGTTTATTGATGGCCCACATTTCGAGACATTCTAATTGTTTCTGCTTTCGTGTCCCATCCATATGCCAAAAATTCCTGTCATAACGCCCATGACTACGCTGACAAAAGCGGATTGACTAGCCATTGGCGCGGGTAATTCCATAAACCATTCAGCGCAACGCCATGACATTAGCGTAGATACTAACATCATAAACCTTGGTAGGATGCTCCATCTTAGCATTTTTTCTAGGATAACTTCAGCCATATAGTTACACCCCCTATAAGTACAGCGCCCACTAAAATTACAGCACCAATAACCATAACCACTTCTATAATTTCATCTTGTTTCTGTTTCTTTTCCAGAGCAATTTGTTTTTGTTCGGCTCTCATTTCCTGTATGCGCTTGGCTCTTTCTGTTAGTATAGAAGTCCAAGTTCCAAAACCAAAACGAAAGTCAATCATGGTAGCAATCTCACGCATTTGTTCTTCGACTAACTTAGCGTCAATCATTTCTTCAGCTACGCTACCAATATTAAATTGATCCTTTAAGTTTTTGATGCCGCCACGTTTATAGCGGTCTTTGTTTACTTGAGTTTGAGCGGTAAACATACCGTCTATGTGTTTGGCAAAACTACTAACGTCATTGGCAGTACCGATAACGCTTTTAATTCCTTCAACGCTTGCTTTAAAAAGAGCAATTCCAGCTAATGTTTCTGCTATCATTTGTAGTACCCCGTTACGTTAGGGTCTATTTTAACTGGCCTACAATAAGCGGTTGATTTATGTTTTGCGTCATTGGGGTAGTTGCCATATCTTTTGACAATATTGGCGGCAAACCAATTACAGCGTTCAAGGCTTTCAAAGTGCATATCGCTACTAATTGTAGCGTCACCTAATAAAACTATAAGTAGAAAAACGTGTTGCACATACGTTACCCCTACCTTGAAATATTTTTCAGCTTTTCAAATGTCCTAAGTCCAGCCATGCCAAGCATTGCAAAAGTCAGTTCCATCAAAGCGTCCGTTGGAATTTCGGGTAGTATAATATCAGATCCAGACATAACAACTGCGTAGTCTGCAACTGGTCTTCCTATGTATGCCCAGAATATACCAAGGCTACAGCACCATCCAATACTAGGACGCCACCCGCTTACCCATATAGATTTGTGACCAGCTTCAACCTTATTAATTTCTAGTTGAGCAAGATTAATTTGTGCAGAATTTTCAATAAGCGTAGCTTCTATATCGCGTATTGCTTTAGCTGACGCTTCTTTATCAGGAATAACCCTATCAAGAACCGTGCTAATCATTGGAAGGATGGACGTAAGGATTGGAAGCATACCTATGTTCCTATCTTGAATGTTGTAATTAGTTTTACTATACTTAGAACTAGGGCTACGAATCCACCAATTACGAAAACGGCTTTTATACCACCTGAACCCATAGCCATCTGCTTTTTTAAGCTATCAATGTCATCTGTATTTTTAGACACAACGGTATGGATCTGTTCAAGCTTGAGCAAGATCACCTCATGGCTAATTTTATTGTCAGCCATCCCATATATTCCCGTTATAGTTCATAGTCAAAGTTTAAACTATAACGGGAGTGTTGTCGAATTATTTTAAAACGTGTTTCAATTTTTCAAGATAAACTATTGCATCCCATAGTTCTTCTTGAGCGTCATTAATCCACGCTTGAGTATCCTTTTTGGCGTCTGCCATTGTTACACCGTAAGTTGCCATCCCTTCTTCAGAACGTGCAACCATACGGCGAACAATTGCCATAACCATAGGGTCTTGTGTTGATACTAGTTCAGTAGTCATTAGAAACTTACGCCCATAAAGTGTGAACAAAATTCGTTAACGCGGCAATAGTTTTGACAACGAACATCCTCACCTTTACGCAAAACTATTTGACACTTAACGCCATTGACCATGTTGTTTGAAGACAACCATTCTTCCGCCGCTTCTTTAGAAGGTAATACACGGGCGGCTGTTTTGCGCCCATCCTTCATAACTGCATAGCTATCTGGCTTGTTCCATCTTTCTTTAGGTGAGCAAACTGGCA